GCTATGTTTCTTCTATTGGGGGGAACCGGTGTCGGATATTCAGTTCAGACACACCATGTAGAGCAACTTCCAGAAATTAATAAGCCAAACGGTAAGCGCACATATCGGTATCTAGTTTCAGACTCTATTGAGGGTTGGGCAGATGCAGTTAAGGCGCTTGTAACCTCCTATTTCCGTGGTACTTCAAAGCTACGTTTCGATTTCTCGGATATTAGACCCAAGGGAAGCCGTTTAGTAACATCTGGCGGCAAGGCCCCGGGGCCACAGCCTTTGCGTGAGTGTCTTGTAAAGTTGGAGGGGATGCTAGAAGCCAAGGAAAATGGCGACAAACTGCGTCCTATTGAGGTCCATGATATGGTTTGTCACATTGCTGACGCCGTGCTCGCAGGCGGTATTCGCCGTGCTGCCCTTATCTCCCTCTTTTCGGCTGATGATGATGAGATGATTGCTGCCAAGGCTGGCTCTTGGTGGGAAACAGACCCACAAAGAGGCCGTGCTAACAACTCTATTGTTCTTATGCGTCACATCGTAACCAAGGAGTTCTTTATGGACCTTTGGGCGCGTGTTAAGGCGTCTGGTGCCGGAGAGCCCGGTTTCTACTTTACTTTTGATAAGGATTGGGGCACAAACCCATGTTGCGAAATCGCACTTCGCCCATACCAGTTCTGTAATTTGACCGAGGTTAATGTTTCAAATGTAGATACACAGGAGGAGTACGAAGCCCGCGTCAAGGCAGCAGCATTCATCGGCACTCTCCAAGCCAGCTACACAGATTTCCACTACCTTCGTCCAGTATGGCAGCGTAACACTGAAAAAGACGCTTTGTTGGGTGTTTCTATGACCGGCATTGCCTCTGGAAATGTTCTAAAGCTTGATATGAAGGCAGGAGCTAAGATTGTAAAGCAGGAAAACAAGCGCGTAGCTGCCCTCCTTGGGATTAACCCTGCTGCTCGCACAACTTGCGTTAAGCCTGCTGGAACCACGTCTTTGACGCTCGGCACTTCCTCTGGAATCCATGCTTGGCACAATGACCACTACATTCGTCGTATCCGCGTCGGCAAGAACGAAGCAATTTACGAATATCTTTCACAGAACCACCCAGAACTCGTTGAGGACGAGTATTTCCGCCCACACGACACTGCTGTTATTTCAGCGCCGCAGAAGGCCCCGGCAGGTGCTATCACGCGCACTGAAACGGCCATAGACATGCTTGAACGTGTTAAGAGGGTTAGTACGGAGTGGGTTCGCACTGGCCACTGGAAAGGGCAAAATACGCACAATGTAAGCGCCACAGTCACTATCAAGGAAGACGAGTGGGCAGAGGTCGGCGAGTGGATGTGGGAAAACCGTAGTTGTTACAACGGTTTGTCAGTTCTGCCTCATTCGGACCACACTTATGTACAGGCTCCTTTTGAGGATTGTGATGAAGCCACCTACAACGAAATGATGAAGTCTCTTGCTAACATCGATCTTACAAACGTGGTTGAAACACAGGACAACACTGATTTGCAGGGCGAATTGGCTTGTGCTGGCGGAGCTTGTGAAATAAAATAGCTTGACACTCGCCCTCTTTAATGTTATAATTAGAGAGTGAGGTAAGTTATGAAGTTTAACCATCTGCTCCCTCGTTGGGAGCAGAAGCACAAGTGTCCCGATGGTAGTGAACACTATTATTTGCCGACAAGTCACATAGAAGCTACGCTAAAGCATGTGGCTGTTCGGTTTCGTTGCAAGAAGTGCGGCCGTATAACCGCTGCGTTTCTAGATGAACCAACTTATTATACAAACAAGAAGATTATTGACAAATATATAGGAGAAGTAGAATGATTCTAGACACCAAGACCCCATGGATTCAGGTTGAGTTGTCCTTTGATAAGGAAGAGGAGAATCCATATTCTATCGCGCTTCCTGACGACTATCGTCCCGCCGAGAAGCCTTACAAGGCTGTTTCTATCGTAAGAGACCCAGAGGGAGAGTATAAACACGGTGATGTTGTTGTTCTTCCCACGCATATCATTCGCGAGATTGAGCTTTCTACCAACAAGTTTCATCTTGTTGAGCGAAACCACATCATGGCAGTTGTGAGGGCCGAGTAATGAAAATGAATGGCTGGGGTGATTACCCAGAAGACCGGTCAAGGCGTGATTTGGAAGACTTGGAGAGATATCAACACAACTCTATAAATCATCCGGACCACTATGGTGGTGAAGACAACACTTACGAGGCCATCAAGATTATTGAGGCATACGACTTAAATTTTTCTCTTGGAAATGTTATCAAGTATGTTCTTAGAGCAGGAAAGAAAAGTGAAAACGCTATTGAGGACTTGGAAAAGGCAAAGTGGTATGTACAGAGGCAGATTGAGTTTTTGGAGGGGAAATGAGTGATCCAGACGCATATAGAACTAAGAGGGAGTGGGCAGTGAAAAAAATAACAGCAACAGTGCCAAGGGCAGCACTATTTAAAGAAGAGCCCAAAAGGAGTATACATGTCTATGGAGACGGAATTGGCAGAGTTGATCTCGTGGAACACATGGGTTCTGATCTCACTATCGTTAATAGTGCCCGCGTTAGCTTTGGCAAGCACAAGGAGGCACTAGATGAAAAAGATGAAAGACTGGTTAACTACTTGGTCAAACACAGACACACCAGCACGTTTGAGCACAACGTTGTTACTTTCCGTTTTGTGGTTCCATGTTTTGTTAGGTCTCAGCATCACCGTCATCGTACTTGGAGCTACAACGAAATATCTCGTAGATATACTGATGTAAACATCCAGTTTTACGAGCCAAGTGAGTTTCGTACTCAACACGAGTCTAACCGACAGGCATCAAACGCTGACGAGTTGATTAATCCTGAGACAGATACAGAAGCATTCTTTATGTCTGGTTATGTAACTGGCGACTGGAATCCTACTGCCGCAGAAGTAGTTAAACGTCACAATGAGAATTCTCTTTTTCTTTATGAAGAGCTAATAGAAAAAGGCGTTTGTCGAGAGCAAGCAAGAGGTGTTCTACCTCAAAACATGTACACCGAGTATTATGGCACAGTCAACCTAAACAATCTTCTAAAGTTCATTGACCTTCGCACACACGAAGGGGCGCAATGGGAGATACAGAAGGTCGCCGAGGCTTGCTTGGAGATTGCAGAAGGGTTATGGCCTGTTGCCGTAGGTGCTTATAGAAGAGCGAAGAATGGTTGAGGTCTCAAAAGACTTTTACTTACACGGCCTCCAACCCGGCGACGAGGTGTGGGCAAGTGGAAAGTTTAGTTCATCCAGATACAAAGGAATCTTTCAGGAGTTCTTTCGCGAAAACGATGACCTAAAACTACGCATAAAGGCATTTTCAGTGAGTAAGTATGACTGGGCAAACAACAAGTGGAGAGAAGAAGAGAAGACAGACGAGATTCAAGAACTTGGAACCGCTGGCTGGCTATTCTACTGTTGGGAACGCGATATTGATGGGATGAGGACGGTCATGGCGTCATTTAAGGAGAGCGAAGAATGAGCGTGGGTGAAGAATATTTCCAGAAGTGGAATCCAAAAGTAGATTACAGAGCAAACCCCCACCTCTACAATATTGGTAGGGGACAACAGGGTGTTCTTATTTGCGAACCATACAAGTCAGAAATCTGTGCTCACTGGCGCTTTAAGACTCCAGAAGAAGCAGAAGAGTCGTCACAAAAGATTTATTCTATGTTTCTTGATTTTGTCGCAGAAGATGACTTTGTTGGTGCGGATATGGCCAAGAAGTTCCTTCATATGGGTTTTACTCGCGCCCGTCGCTATGCCAATCACCGAGATGGCAAGAAGTATGCGGCAGACGGCACGGTGTTACCACAGGAACCTGATGCGATGACCTGTGACAAGGCAGAGTCAGCCGTTATTTTCCGAGAGATGTGGAAGTTGGCGAGAGAAGATAAAGAATACTTGCAAATGAAAGACAACTTTAAAAGAGCGAAGAATGAAGGACGTTGAGGATTACATCAACAACGTCTTAGACGAAAAGAGACCCGAGTTTGGCGGTAAGCGTGTTTGCCCTTTTGCGGCTCACGAGTTATCTTCTAACAAACTAATGATTACGGAACTAGGAGATAGAAGCCTAATAGACTTAATTAGTGAATTTAAAAACTCTGGGTGTGATAGTGCTTTGTTCGTCATCAAAGAGGATATCCCTGCCGACGAAACTAGAGATTTTCAGATGTTTGTAAACAGGCTTCTAGAGTACGAAGGTTTAGGCACTTACAAAAACATATGTTTCAATCCTAACGATAAGGTCGCGGTTGAGGGATTTAATCCAAGATCTTTGTCTCCCTACTTCATGGTCAACATAGCATCAAGGAAAGTATTAGGTAAAGCAGCAAGAACGCTAAGAAAGACAAATTACTATGATAGGCTACCGGATGAATACCTATCGTTCTTAAAAGTAAAACTAAAGCAAAAAGGTGAAAAATGTGGGAATTATGGCAATGGAATGGCCGGTATATCAAAGGCAAAAAGATAAAGCGGGCAAAAACAAAAGAAACAGTTGTAAAGCACGCCAAAAAGGTTATAAAACACAAGAAAATGGTGAAGGGCAACAATAAAAACGAATTCTTTCTGGAGGACGAAGAAGGCCGAGCAGTAGGGATGATAATAGAGAAAGTAGATGCGAAAAAAACTAAGAAA